AGATGTCGCAGTTATCGCTGGCCTAGTAGCTGGCGGAACCGATGGCGGAAACCGCACACTAGACGCATCTGGCTTCTTGGATTTCGTATCTGATGCTTCAGTTTCCGTTTATAAGGGAACTCTCGGAACCGCTACCAACATTTTGGTTAGCCCAGAGCAGTGGGGCAACATTATGAACCTTGCTGATGCTGGCCGTCCGATTTATCAGAACCTAATTGGCCCATCAAATCAGGGTGGCAATCTATCCGGTCAGTCAGTTCGCGGAAACGTATTGGGTCTAAACCTACGCGTAGCCCGCAACTTGGCTACTGCTGCTCCAACTGGTGATAACTCAATCATCATCTTGAACCCAGACTCTTACACTTGGTATGAATCCAGCCGCTTCCGTTTGGAGACAAACGTCGTTGCAACTGGTCAAATCAAGGTGGCCTATTACGGCTACGGCGCACTAGCAACTAAGGTTGCAGCTGGCGCTTACAAGTGGATGGTTGCATAGTAAAACTCAAATAGTGACGGCCAGTCCGCTCCCGAGCTGGCCGCTCACCTAGTGATTGAAAGGATAACGAGATGCCAACAATAGTCACGGCCACCGAGCTGAGGACGATTCTTGGCGTCTCGTCATCCCTATATTCAGATGCTTATTTAGATGAAATTATTGACGCGTCTGAAAATATTATTCTGCCAATGTTGGTAAAATACGCCTCTCCAATTGCTAAGGCGGAACTAACCGACAATGTCGCAGTTTTCACAACAACAACTCAGCACGAGTTCTCAGTCGGCCAGTCAGTCGTCATTGCTGGCGTCTCAGCAACTTTTAACGGCACCAGAACCATCACCGACACCTCAGACGATCGTTACCAATTCTCAGCAGCTATTACTGCTTCAGACGTTACTGAATTTAATGTCATCCCCGCCGGAACGGCTACGCTTACTGGAGCGGCTACCTATGTCGGAAACGCCAATGTTAAGACTTCTGTCTTGGTTATATCAACAGAGATATTTCAAGCAAAAACCGCAGTAGGCGGATCAATCGAAGGCGTTGATTTTGCAGTTACACCTTTTAGACTTTCAAAGAATTTACTTGCCAAAGTAACTGGCCTACTTGGGCCTTACCTTGATGTTGAAGTGATGGTGGGATAATGCCCGCCTCATCAATCCTTAGCTCAATTCGCACACCGCTGGCGACAGCCATCGGGAGCGTCAGTGCTAACGTTTATTCTTACGTTCCAGAAGCGCCTCAAGTGCCTATGGTGGTTTTAGTTCCGGACGCGCCTTATTTAGAATTAAACACAATTAACGACTCAACCATTCACGCAAAGATTAATTTAACAATCACTTGCGGAGTGGCTTATATGTCTAATCCAGCAGCTCTGGACAATCTAGAGAAGCTGATTTTATCAGTTTTGGCAGTAATACCGGACGGCTACACAGTCGGCCCAGTAGAGCGGCCATCGGTTACGCAAGTCGGAACAGTTAATTTACTGGTCGCAGATATTCGCGTTTCCACCTATTACACACAAACCAACTAAGGAGAAAAAGTGGCAACCACTGTAATTACAGGTCGCGACATTTCACTATCTTTCACAGGTGGAACAGATATTGAAGCGCAAGCGACTAATGCAGTTTTGACAAAGACTAACGTTCGCGAGACGTATCAAACTCTCGATGGCGAGGCTTACAAGACAGTAAATATCGAAGGCACCTTCCAACTTGATATGCTTGCAGACTGGGGCAAAGCCAACTCAGTATGCGAAGCACTTTGGGCAGCTGCTGAGTCAGCACCGGACACAACAATTAGCGTAACTCTTACCGCTGCAACTGGCGCTCAATTTGTTTTTCCAATTCTTCCAGAGTTTCCAACTGCTGGTGGATCCGGAATCGATGCACAAACAGTAAGCTTCACCTTCAAAGTAGCAAAGGGCGAAGTAACAGAGACATTTAGTTAAAAGGGAGATCGGGAGCTATGAAGTTATCAATCACAATTAAATACACGAATGGCGAGGAAGTCACCTACCAAGCTGGACTCCCAGAGTGGGCGAAGTGGGAACGCAAGACTGGCAAATCGATTTATTCCTTGAAAGATATTTCGGCTTACCAACAGGCGGACTTCCTCGATCTTGCCTATTTTGCTTACAAGCGAGAAGCGGCAGGGAAACCGACTAAGTCTCAGGAAGTCTGGGAGTTATCGGTGGAAGAATTAACCATAGGAGATGAGGCCCCAAAAGCTTCGAATCCGGAAGCATAAACCGCCTCATAATAGAGGTAGCGTTAGCAACCGGAATACCGATGAGCGAATGGACTGACATCGACCAAGTCTTAACGGCAATTGAGATACTGAAGGAGCGCAAGGGTGGCAGGTGACGTAATTGCTTACAGCTCTAAAGAATTGCGCCAAATCGCCGCAGTCATTAGAAAGATGGAAGACGAGGCGAAAGACCAAGCTCGTTCTATCACGTCTTTCTCAACTGATTTCGCAGTTCGCGAAATAACAAATGCGGCTGGTGGATCACCTGCGCCTAAACAAGCAAAGAAAATTGCCGCTGGCATTAGAAAATCAAAGACATCGGTTTTAGGAGAGTTTTCGCTTGGTTTCGCCACACAGAGATTTAGTGGTGGTGCAACAACTCAAATTAACAAGGGAAGAGAAAAAGGTCCCGGAATTCTAGCAGGTGTCGAATTCGGGTCTAAACGCTATAAAAGATTCCCACCTAGATCAGCAACCTTTGGCGGTAAGGGTTCGGAAGGTTATTTTATATTTCCGACTTTGCGCCGAATTCAACCCCAGATAATCAAAAAATGGGAAGAAAGTTTTTCTAAAATAGTCAAGGAATGGGATAAGTAATGGCCGGAAGCAGAACGCTTAAACTTTCAATCCTTGCGGATATTGATGGCCTTAAAAAAGGTTTAAGTGCTGGCGAGAAAGAAGTCGAGGGCTTTGGCGGTAAATTAGAAAAATTTGCTGGAGCTGCCAAAGCTGCTTTCGCTGCCGCTGCTGCGGCTGCTGCCGCTTATGCGGGCAAGTTAGCAATCGAAGGCGTTAAAGCAGCTATCGAGGACGAAGCGGCTCAAAAGAGACTGCAATTAGCTTTAGAAAATGTCACTGGAGCAACTGAAGAGCAAATAGCCGCAATTGAGAAGCAAATCCTAAAGACTTCTCTAGCGACTGGTGTCGCTGATGACAAATTGCGTCCAGCTCTTCAAAGACTGGCCGTTGCAACCGGATCAGTGGAACGCTCTCAGGAATTGCTATCGCTGGCTTTAGATATTTCAGCGGCAACTGGTAAAGATGTTGAAACTGTAACCAATGCGTTGGCTAAAGCTTATGAAGGCAACAACACAACCTTAACCCGCTTAGGCGTAGGCATTACCGCAGCTGAGGCTAAGACTTTAGGTTTTGAAGGCACTGTCAAACAACTAGCCGCCACCTTTGGCGGCGCAGCAGCTACTCAGGCTGACACCTTTCAAGGCCGGATAGCTAGACTACAAGTGGCCTTCGATGAGACTAAAGAAACTGTGGGAACGGCCCTATTGCCAATTGTTGAGCGTTTGCTTAAGTTCATTACTGACACCGCTATTCCAGCGTTTCAAAGTTTCAAGGTAACCGCTATCGATCCAGTTATTGCGGCTTTCCAACGCAACAAAGAATCACTGACAATTCTCTATAACTTTATAAAAGATTTCATTCTGCCAATTCTTACCAATAACTTAGGCGCAGCTCTTAAATTTATTGGCTCTGTCGCTGGCGGTATCCTCGACATAATCTCAGCAGTGGTTAAAGGCATCCAATCAGCCGTTTCTACTGCTATCAGCGCAATCAACGCAATTATTAGCGCCTATAACAAAATCCCGCTATTGCCTAACATCCCAACTATCCCAGTGCCTAGCTCAACCGGCAGCACCACAAAGAGTTCAAGCACTACGTTGCCTAAATTGCCATCCGCCCCAACGTTGCCAGTGCCATCAGTAACCACTAGCCCTGCAGCTGGTGGATCCACTGGTGCGACTAGTTCTAAACCGACTGTGAGCATTCCAAGTGTTATCACTCCAAGCGGCAAAGCAATTCCTAGCACCTTTGATGTTGCGGCAGCGCGTAGGGGTGAAGAAGAGCAACCGCCTATCGTTATTAACGTCAATGCGCCAAGTGCTATTGATGAAGAGGGTTTTACCCGAGCAGTCATCCTAGCTCTTAACAATTCAACCAACCGAGGCACAACTGGCGGCGGCGGTCTAAGAGATACCGCGCAAATCTTATGACAGTTTGGACGCCTGAATGGCGTATTAGAGCCAATGGCAATGATGTCACTGGCGTAACGCTGACCGACTTAACCATTACCTCTGGCCGCCAAGATATTAACTCGCCAACCCCTGCGGGTTATTGCTCTTTGCGTTTGGTGAATACGGATAACACTGTTTATAGCTTTGCAGTAAATACCAGCATTAATATAGAAGTCAAAGACTCTAACGGCGATTACGTCCCAATCTTTGGCGGACGCATCTCTGACATTCGCCAAGTCGTCTCCAGCACTGGCGAAGTCTCAACAGTCACTAACTTGCTCATAACCGCAGTCGGCGCATTAATCAGACTTCAACGCGCTACCTTTACCGGAAACCTAGCCGAAGGATTAGACGGCGCACAGATTACGGACTTGCTTGATGACCTATTGCTCAATAGCTGGAATGAACTCCCACCAGCCGAAACTTGGTCTACTTACTCAACTACCGACTCTTGGGCCAACGCTTCAAACATTGGACTTGGGACAATCGATGCGGGCGAATATACGATGAGCAGTCGGCAGATAGAGGATCAAGTTATATCGGTCATAGCCAATCAAATCGCCTCATCAGCTCTCGGGTATTTTTATGAGGATGCCAACGGCCTAATTAGTTACGCGGATGCGAGCCATAGACAGGATTATTTAGTAGCCAATGGGTATGTCGATTTAGACGCTGGGACGGCTCTAGGAGCCGGAATTGGCATAGTCCAGCGACAGGGCGATATAGCCAACAAAATTGTTATCGACTATGGCAACAACTTTAACTCTCAATATGTTGCTTTAGATGCCGAGTCTCAGGCTACTTACGGCCTTTATGGTGAGCAGTTTAGCTCTTATTTAAAGAACACCAGTGATGTTGAGGATATGGGCGATCGCCTAATTCAGCTGCGAGCCTATCCTCGCTACATCTTCCAATCAATCACTTTCCCGATCCAGAACCCAGAGCTAGACGACACTGACCGCGATGCCCTGTTAAATGTCTTTATGGGTATGCCAGTGCGCATCACCAACCTACCGACTCAAATGTTAGGCGGCGAATTTACTGGCTATGTCGAGGGATGGACGTTTAGAGCGTCAGTGGGCGGCCTTAGCCTAACCCTGACTGCCTCACCTACCGAGTTTTCAGCAGTGGCCCAAAGATGGGAGCAAGTCAATGCGGCGGAAAGCTGGAATAGTGTCCTTAATACCTTAGAATGGCAAGACGCGATAGGAGTCATTAGCTAATGGCAACAACAACCAACTTCGGGTGGGAAACCCCTGACGACACCGACCTTGTGAAAGATGGCGCACTTGCGATGCGCACACTGGGTAACGCCATCGATGCGTCCCTTGTTGATTTAAAAGGCGGGACAACCGGACAGGTCTTGAGTAAAACTTCTAATACCGATATGGATTTTACTTGGGTAACTAGCGATGATGCCAACGCGATTCAAAATGCGATAGTCGATGCCAAAGGTGATCTCATCACCGCCACCGCAGCCGACACACCAGCTCGCTTAGCAGTCGGCTCAAATGGTGACACTCTTGTCGCGGATTCTGCCGCTACTACTGGCCTTCGCTGGCAGGGTAATTTTGCGGCTGGCAAAAATAAAGTAATTAATGGAAATATGGTCGTAGACCAGAGAAACTCTGCTAGCACTCCTGTGACAATTAGTGTCGCTAACACTCTTTACGCAGTAGACCAATGGGGCGGCGTTGGCCAAGCGACCGATGGAGTATTCACAATAGGACAAGACAGTTCTGCGCCCGCTGGTTTTACAAAATCTCTAAAAGCCACTATTACGACTGCCGATGCAAGCATTGGTGCATCTCAGTCATATTTTGTAGCCCATAACCTTGAAGGCTTGAATGTAGCCGATTTAGATTTTGGCTCGGCAACTGCTAAAACAATCACCTTGAGTTTTTGGGTGCGCTCAAGTTTGACTGGCACTTTTGGGGGAGTGTTTAGAAATAATGACAGCAGCAGGACTTATGTTTTCAGTTATTCAATTTCTGTTGCTGATACTTGGGAAAAGAAATCAATCACAATTACTGGTGACACTACTGGCACTTGGTTAAAAGATACGGGGGTTGGCGCAAGAATTAATTTCAGTCTTGGTGCTGGTTCAAGCCTCGTCAATACTGCGGGTTCTTGGTATGGGGCCAGTTATCGCGGTGCGAGTGGTCAAACTCAAGTTATTGGTACTCTCAACGCAACTTGGTATGTCACAGGTGTGCAACTTGAGATAGGTTCAGTAAGTACCGCCTTTCAGACCAGCAGCGGAACAATTCAAGGCGAGATTGCTCTTGCCCAACGTTATTACTACCGCAACACACCAGGTTCAAATTATGGCTGGGTTGGTGGTATGGGATGGGGTCAAGGCACAACGATTGTTGATATGCCTTGCCAGTTACCAGTTACGATGAGAGTTACGCCGACTTCAATCGATACTTCCAACATTGCGGTAAATGATGGTGGAACTTTTTATACTGGTGGAACTTTCGCGATAAATACCTCTGGTAGTGGAAATCAAATCTGCAACGTTAGATATACTCACGGCAGCGCAGTTTTTACCGCTGGCAAGGTTTATCAATTCAACAACAATAACAATTCTGCTGGTTATCTCGGATTTAGTGCGGAGTTATAAATGAACATTACATTTTTTACAGATGAACTAGACGGCACAGAACACGTCATAATTGAGAGAGCCGATGGCGAATTCACCTCAATGCCTAAGGCAGTCTGGGATGAACTAGAAGCCGCTAAAGAAAACGGCACAATCTCGTAGAAGTGAGTTGGAAACTATCTAAAGCAGCTGCTCAATTGCGCGAGCAAGTGGATGACTGCTACCCAGAGAGATCCAGAAAATCGGATGGGACTTTGGGTGATTCGCGGCATTCGGCTAGGAAATCGGATCACAATCCTGACGCAAATGGCTGGGTTCGCGCATTAGACATAACATCAACCCTCGGTGTTGAAAGTGACGAGACGGCAGACCTTGTAGAGCAGATTCGCAAATACGCTAAACGCGCCAAGAAAAAGCGCATCAG